GAGAGAATAGAAAGAGGTATTATAGCTGATAGAAACTGGCAATCACAAGTTTCGTATGCAGGCGGCGGTATGGTAGGAATACGTAAACCAAGTGCATTACCACCAACTGGAGGACCCATGTCACAAGGCTTGCGTTCACTATACATTAATGATAAAGATTATTAGGAGTATAAATGGCAGATATAGATAAATCACTCCCGAATGTTCGACACGAAGTAAAAGTACCTGGCGCACAGGCACCAACCGATGTTGACATTACGGAGGAACAACCAAGACAACCCGTAGAAGTGACACCCGATGAAGAAGGTGGTGCTACAGTAAATTTTGAACCGAGTGCCGTGAATCAAGCTCAGTCAAACACGCACTTTGATAATCTAGCCGATATTTTACCAGAAACAGTTTTAGATCCCGTTGGAATACAACTTAGACAAAATTATACAGATTATAAAATGTCTAGAAAAGACTGGGAAAGTTCGTACATTAATGGTTTAGATCTTTTAGGATTTAAATACGATAATCGTAATGAACCTTTCCAAGGAGCAAGTGGTGCTACTCACCCCGTTTTAGCAGAAGCTGTGACACAGTTTCAAGCCCTTGCTTATAAAGAATTACTCCCTGCAGATGGACCCGTTAGAACCCAAGTAATTGGAATATCCAATCCTGCAAAAGAAGCTCAATCGCAAAGAGTAAAAGATTTCATGAATTATCAACTCATGGATCAGATGAAGGAATATGAACCTGAATTTGATCAAATGTTATTTCATCTACCACTAAGTGGTTCTACTTTTAAAAAAGTTTATTATGATGATTTATTAGGACGAGCAGTTTCAAAGTTCATCCCAGCAGACGACCTCGTAGTTCCGTATACGGCTACCTCATTAGACGATGCGGAAGCGGTGGTCCATGTTGTAAAAATATCAGAGAATGATTTAAGAAAACAGCAGGTTGCTGGTTTCTATTCTGATATTGAATTAGTTAAACCTGTCTCTGTAGATGCAGATAAGGTTGTTGATAAGAAAAGAGAATTAGAAGGAACCTCTAAATCTACAAGAACAGAAAGCGTGTATACTTTATTAGAGTGTCACGTGAATCTGGATTTAGAAGGTTTCGAAGATGTTGGTCAAGACGGTGAGCCAACAGGAATAAAATTACCTTACATCGTTACAATCGAAGAAGGTAGTCAAAAAGTTTTGTCAATCAGACGAAACTTTGCGCCCAATGATCCACTAAAAAATAAAGTCCAATATTTCGTCCACTTCAAGTTTCTGCCAGGACTAGGATTTTATGGATTTGGACTCATTCATATGATTGGCGGTTTGAGTAGAACAGCAACGTCTGCTCTCCGTCAATTATTAGACGCGGGAACTTTATCTAATTTACCAGCCGGATTTAAACAGAGAGGTGTCAGAGTTAAAGATGACGCTAAACCGATACAACCAGGAGAATTCAAAGATGTGGATACGCCTGGTGGTAATCTAAAAGATGCATTTGTATTTTTACCATACAAGGAACCTTCAGCTACATTATTGCAGTTGATGGGAATTGTAGTTCAAGCAGGACAGAGATTCGCGTCCATTGCTGACATGCAGGTCGGGGACGGGAACCAAGGCGCAGCCGTGGGTACGACCGTAGCTCTTTTAGAACGGGGTTCAAGAGTAATGTCAGCAATCCATAAACGATTGTATGTAGCTCTAAAACAAGAATTTAAATTACTGGCAAAAGTATTTGCTCAGTATCTTCCACCTGAATATCCATACGATGTTGTGGGCGGACAAAGAAATATTAAAGTAGCTGATTTTGATGAAAAAGTAGATGTACTGCCAGTAGCGGATCCAAATATTTTCTCAATGTCACAAAGATTAACATTAGCACAAACTGGATTACAACTAGCAATGTCTAATCCACAAATGCACAATTTATATATGGCATTTAGAAAAATGTACGAAGCATTAGGAATAAAAGATATTGATAGAATTTTACCACCACCACCACCCAATGCACCTAAAGATCCATCGTTAGAACACATCGATGCATTAGGAGGAAAACCTTTTCAAGCATTTCCAGGACAAGATCACAGAGCACACGTTACAGCGCACTTAAATTTTATGTCAACTAACATGGTTAGAAATAATCCAGCGGTTATGGCATCATTACAAAAAAATATACTAGAGCACATTAGTCTAATGGCTCAAGAACAAGTACAATTAGAGTTTAGAGAACAAATTCAACAGCTACAAATGCTGCAACAGCAAGCTGCACAGAACCCACAAGCACAGCAACAGGTGCAACAAATCACTCAAGAGATAGAAGCACGAAAAGCAGTGTTGATTGCAGAAATGACTGAAGACTTTATGAAGGAAGAAAAGAAAATTACTTCACAATTCGATCATGATCCACTTTTAAAACTTAAATCTAGAGAAGTTGATTTAAGAGCAATGGAAAATGAACGTAAGCAACAAGAAATGAATAAAAAATTAGAAATTGATCAAGCTAAATTAGTTCAGAATAGAGATATTACTGAAGATAAACTTGAACAGAATGAAGAATTAGCAGAATTAAGAGCTGATACTTCAATTGAAAAGCAAGAAATGGCAAACGATAATAGATTGACACTTGCAAGAATGAAACCTAAAACAAATGGTAGCTCTAGATAGTGACAAACACTAAAAAAAGAGCTATAATAAATAAAAAAGGAGCACATAATGGCGTGGAATTATAAAAAAAGTAAGCCTGTTAAGATAGAAGAATCTAAAGTTATAACTGATCCTAGATCAGAAACTAGTCTTAGAGGAAAATCTAGATTAGCAGTTGGAAACAAACAACCTGTTTCTGGCTCAGGCGCTGCTAGACGACAAAAAGACGTAACCTGGGTTTAATATGTGGTTTGGTGCTATAAAATTAGCTCTTAACGCTGGAACTCACATTTACAAAAAGCGTCAAGAGACAAAGATGGCTATGGCTGATGCACAACACATGCACGCTACTAAGATGGCCAGAGGCGAAGAAGCTTACCAGGGCAAACTTTTAGAATCCCGAGACAAAGATTATAAGGATGAGGTAGTTTTGGCGATTCTCACATTGCCCATTTTGGTGTTGGCCTGGGGAGTCTGGTCAGACGATCCGGCGGCTATGGAAAAGATAAATCTTTTCTTTGAGCATTTTAAAGCGCTTCCCTCGTGGTTTACAAATTTATGGATACTTGTATGTGCGAGTATTTTTGGTATAAAGGGAACACAAATATTTAGAGGAGGAAAAAAATAATGAGTGCATTTTGGAAAACAGTTGGAAAAAAAATATTGAAACCTAAAAAAAAATCCGTCTTTGTTAAAGATAAATCTGGAACTATTACTGGTGTTAAACCAGGATCAAAAATTGGTAAAGGAAGGACTTGGGAAGATTATATAGATAAATCTCATCCATCTTATAAAGAAAACCCTTAAACAGACTAATGGTAAATCCACGATATAGACCCACTATTGCTAATTCCAGAAAACCTATTGGAAGTAAAAAAGAAATAGGAGAAACAAAGGTAGAAGTTGTTTTTCCTCCAAAGGAAAAATATATTGGATCACACATTAAAAGTGATTTAGCAGGTGTACCTGTTTCAAATGAAAGCTACGAAGAATACTATAAAGATTTAATTTAATGGATTTAGAAAACGTAATTTATAAATTACAAAGAGCGTTAGACAAAAAAATACAACAATTGCAATCTCGGTAACGTCCGGAGGGGTTGACAGTATGGAAACATACAAGTATATAATAGGACAAATAAATGCCTTAGAGGCAACTAAACAGGAAATCTCTAACCTGCTTAATGATAAGGAGCAAAATGAAGGAACAGTCGTCGATATCAACAGCAAAAATTCACTTACCAAATAAGGAATTAGTTGGATTAAAAAAATCAGAACCAAAAAAAGAAGTCACAACAGAAAAAACAAAATTACCCAAACCTACTGGTTGGAGAATGCTAGTTTTACCATTTAGAATGGATGAAAAAACTAAAGGCGGAATTCTACTAGGAGATCAAACCATAGATCGACAACAAGTTGCATCGCAATGCGGAAATGTAATTGCAATGGGAGATGCTTGTTATAAGGATAAAGAGAGATATCCAAAAGGTCCGTGGTGCGCGGTTGGTGATTGGGTGGTCTTTGCCCGTTATGCAGGATCACGTATAGAAATTGAAGGTGGAGAAGTTCGTCTTTTAAACGAAGATGAAATTTTAGCAACGGTTCAGGATCCAACAGATATCCTGCACAAATACTAACATAGGAAGGAACTATGCCAGAGGAAAATAAAATAAAACAAGAAAACCCAAAAGTAGATTTAGATACTTCAGGACCTGAAGTTGATGTAACTTTACCAGAGGAAGTAAAAGAAGAAGTAATAGAAACCAAGGAAGAAGAAACAGTAAAAGAAGTTAAAGAAGAAGAAGTAAAAGAAGAACCAGTTAAAGAAGATGATTCTAAGTTAGAGGAATACAGTAAAGGTGTTCAATCACGTATTGCTAAACTCACAAGAAAAATGAGAGAAGCGGAACGTAGAGAAGGTGCTGCTGTTGAATATGCTCAAGCTTTAGAATCTCAAAGAAAAGAAGATCAGTCTCGATTTAAAAAAATGGATACTGATTATTGGTCTAGATTTGAGAAAAATGTAAAAACAGGAATGGAGTCTGCTCAAAAAGAATTAGCAGGTGCTATTGAATCTGGAGATGCAGCAGCTCAAGTTGAAGCTAATAAACGGATTGCAACATTAGCCTTTGAAAATGCTAAATTAGAGCAAGCCAAAGAAAATAAACCCGTTGCACAGGAACCTGTACAACTATCAGACGGTGGAAGACTACCACAGCAAACTCCGCAAAGTTTACCGGAACCTGATCCTCAAGCAGAAGCTTGGGCTAGTAAAAACACATGGTTTGGCAAAGATCGAGCCATGACCTTTACTGCCTTTGAAATTCATAAGGATCTTGTCAATGAAGGATTTGATCCTAAAGCGGATGACTATTATTCTGAAGTTAATAAAAGAATAAAAGTTGACTTTCCGCATAAATTTGCTAAAGGTGGTGATATAGAGCAAACGTCCAAGACCAATCAGTTGGTTGCTTCAGCTCAGAGAAGCGTAAGACCTGGACGCAAAACTGTGAGACTCACATCTTCACAGGTAGCAATAGCTAAAAAATTAGGTGTGCCACTCGAAGAATATGCAAAACAAATAAAACTCACGGAAGGAGCATAAGCATATGAAAAAAGAAACAAAAGAAACTTCTCGTGCGAGCCAAACACGGTCAAATACTGAAAGACCAAAAGTGTGGGCTCCTCCA